TAATATTCGACAATAACCAGGTTGCCGATTTTAAGATAATAGATCTGTTTGTAAGTATAAGTGGTCCAGCCAATGATGGTGGATATGGCGCTGTAATCCGTCCAGGGGACGGTAGCCGGCGTCTCCAGGATCTCCAGGTTCTCGACCCGCTTGCTCAACTTATCCAACAACCTGACGATTTGCTCATCCATCAGGAAACCTCCGTCTCGACTTTGCAGTCCACCGTCTCATCCCCGTCATCGTTCAGCTCCAACCGTACCGCCCGGATCATCCCGCCAAACTGGAAGCCTCGATATTCCACTGTCACCTTATCCCCGAATTGCCAATCGATCCCATAGCGCGTCTGTTCAGTATCCAGCAGTGCTCCGGAAAAGCGCAGGCGTGGACGGCTGGCTTGCAGCGCCGCATCGCCTTTGGCGGTCAATCCCGCCGTGGAGGTCTCATTGCGCGCATCCACAAACACTTCCCGCCGGTTCCATGGGCTAACCCCAATGCGCGCCGCGTCTTGTCTCTCTAACGTGTTACGGTCGCTGCCTTCACCCTGGCCGCCCACGTAAACGTAATTGATTTCCTCGCTGTAATCCTGCTCCAGCTTCGGGTTGGCCAGGTTCCCCCATTCCTTCCCGAAAAATATACTGGCAGACACATCCATCCCGATCTGGTTGATATACGTCCGCAGATCTAACCCGAGTTGTGTCTCGCTGACCAGCACTGGATTCAAATCGAAATATAAATCCGTCCCGGCCTGCCCGCTTGCGTCCGCCGCCGCCTGTAAAACGGTCATCACGGTTTGCCATGCAAATTTACGCTCGATCACGGGACCTAAAGATAGATCAGGCGCAACCGTGAAATTAAAGCTGGATAAGTCACGCGCTGCCGTTGCTGAGCTGCCCAGGTTCTCACGCGCTACCGCCTTTATCAGGTCATCGGCTTCAGTGTTTTTAGAAGTCGGTCCGGTCCCTGCTGCATACCCCACAATGCGCCGGTTTAACAGTTCCATCTGGTCCGGCCCGGAGATTATCAGGAATTCGTTGCCGTCGTCATCCTCGGAGTAGACCCATTTTCGGACCATCCCGACTCGCACCAAACGAAATGTTCCACCCTCGGGTGCGCGCCAGAACTCAATCAGGCTATCCAGATGGATCAGGCTGTCGTCGAAATCGCCAGGCAGAGCCACCTGGAAAGCGCCTATATCGTTTGCAACCATTGACACGGATAGACCCAGCAAGCCATCCAGCAGCGCCAGGCGGTTGCCTGTCGGATCATCCAGCCACACCTGCCATTGTGCCATTACAGCGCTGCTCCATCCGCTGCCCAATGGCTGACCCGGTATTCCATCCAGGCCGTCAATCCCGTTTCACCCCAGGCAGTGATCTGGTTGACGCCAGGCAACAGATAAAAATTACCAATATCCGAGGATCGCAGAAAAGCACGCCATACACTGCCGAAATAAGTGGATATGCAGCTTCGCTTTCCGGGTCTCAGGTCGATGACCAGCTCCTCGCCTGCCTGAATCGTATAGTTGAACCACAGCGTAATCCCGCTAGTCTCATTCTTGAGCCAGAAAATTCTGATCCCGGCTGCCGTCAAATTTTTTAGGTGGATGACCGGATATGCGGTGCAGGTCCCCGCATTCGTGATTGCGGTCGCCACAGATGCCTTAGCCGTTCCGCTGGTGTTATATCCCAGATAGATTCTAGAGGCTTTGATTGCAATTGTCCATGCAACAGGAGTGCCCGGCAATGTCACATCGATCGGCATCCATGAGCTCCCGTTCCATAAGGCGACCCCTTGTGCAGTTGTAATGCCGCCTGCACTGGTAAAATAGCCTGATACCCACAGCATGCCGAATTCGTCGAATTGCAAATCTTCGACCTCGTTATTCACTCCAGAGCCAAGCGCGCTCCAGGCCGATCCATTCCATTTGGCTATATTTGCGACCGTAACTCCACCAGCCGCATTAAATAATCCACCCGCAAATAAAACCCCATCGTTTCCAAAAACGAGAGATAGACAATGAGGTGTAGAACCAGTTAAGCCACTCCCCAACGCAGAAAACGCTGCGCCATTCCATTTCGCAATCGAGGCAGCCGAAACTGCGCCTATGGTCGTAAACATGCCGCCGATGTAAAGAACATTATTCGAGGCTACGCACAACGATTCAACCCTGTTATTCGTCCCGGTAGCAAGTGCGCTCCATGTTGACCCATCCCATTTGGCAATTCTATCAACCGTTACCCCGCCCGCCGTTGTAAAATCGCCACCCACATAAAGGTTCCCATTATGGTCGAATACCATGCACCAGACATCGCCATTCGTGCCTGTGGTGCCCAGAGCGCTCCACGCCGATCCGTCCCACTTTGCAATATGGTTTACGGTTGTCCCGCCAGCTGTATGGAAATAACCACCAGCATAAAGATCACCATTTGGAGCCAATGCCAGACAGTTTACAACATTATCCATTCCGGTTGAAAGAGGGCTCCAGACCGATCCATTCCATTTAGTAATACGGGCCGTATTTGCCACCCCACCAGCCAGGGTAAAAGCTCCACCCACGTAAATGCTTCCATCCGCCGCGATCACGATATCTTCTGCACGCTGGTTCAATCCGGTGCCGAGCTTGGCCCAGGTCTCGTTGATCTTGCTAAGGATATAATCCGCATTAGTCAGATCCTGAGTTAGAGCAATCAGTTGCGCCGCTGCGTTCCCTTCCTCGTACCAGAACGGGTCGTCATAGGCAATCAGCCTCAGCTGGATCTCCTCGTAAGTCCAGTCCGTCTCGTTGTATTCCAGCCCGCTGTCATACACCGCCGCGATCTCCAACGCTTTGGCGCTGTTGGCGCCGGTGTATCTCAATATAAACGGCTGGTCATCCTTAACTAAATCCGGCTTGAACGCATCGACCAGGTCCTTGCGCAGGCTGTGCAGACCGGCGAATGTGCCTCCGCCTGCCACACCCAATGTCAGGTCGATAGTCCTGGAGAGCACCTTCCGCCCCTGGAACTTCCCGCCTGGCAGCAGCGGTTGTTTCTGCACCAGGTGCCTGGCCGGTGGCATCCCGATGCCCGTCTCCTGCTTGACCGTCACGCCGTAGCTATCGAAATTGATCTCACGCCCGCCCGCCCTGCTCTGCGCATCCCGGCTGCTGGTCGAAGCATGCGCCCCAGCCAGCCAGGTGCAGTCTTGCTGGTCCCCATCGATGTAGGAGACATCGTAGGCGGCATGCAGGCATAACAGCCCATCGATGTAAAAGACACCGGTAGAGGCTGAATTGTTCTTGGCGCTATACAGCCGGAAGTTGGCCGTGGCGTCCGCCATCCAGGTCACAACCACCCGCTGCCAGTCTCCGATACCGGTAAATAGTGTCGTCCCCTTGACTGTCCCGCCCGTGGTCCCGAAGTAGATCACATACGGCACGCCCAGCACGCCCCACACATCCACACTGAAGGTGTAACTCTGCCCGCTCGTCAGGCTCACCGTCCCAAAGAACGCCCCATCATAGGCATTGGACGTGGGTGTGATCTGCAAACAGGCCGCCCCGCGCCGCTGCTTGGTGGTCACGCGCGCAATGGCGCTTGCAATGGCCGAATAGCCCGTCGTGTCGACCTCCACCGACGGGTTGGTTACCAGGTTGGATTCCGCAATCCCTGTTGGGACCAGCACACTCCAATAGCTCATAATTTCTCTCTGCTCTTTCTGTTCTCTAAAATCTCTGTGCTCTCTGTGATCTCTGTGGTGAAATTCTTAAGCTCTTGCCCATGCGCGCATCCTGCCGAAGTCCGATAACACCGACGATGTCTCCGAGTTCGAGTACACCGTTAAGTTGTTTGTGACATGCGAGTTATTGACCACGCCGCCCATGGCGGATCCAGCCATCCCGGCCCCAGCGATGGTGATATTCCCTGTGGCTTTCATCAGGCCCAGCGCAAACCCCTGGCCAGACAAGAACCCCAGCTGCTCGAACACCGCCGAAGGCGACTTGATCCCCAAAAAGCCCTTGATGGCTCTGATGATGGCGCTGGCCATCCCGGAGATCGCCTTGATCACCCAATCGATGGCATTGGTGATGCCGTTGGCGATCCCCCTCACAATGTTCATTCCGACTTCGCCCCAATCCGTGGTTTTGAAGAAGGTGATGATATTCTTGATCAGGTTGGCCACGCCGGTCTTCAGGCTCTCCCAGGCATTCGCAAAAATCGTCTTGATGGCATTCCAGGCCGTGTCCCAGGCCTGCCGTAGCAGCTCGCCGAACCTGGTCCAATCCCCGCTGAAAGCCGCCCTAAACGCTGCGAAGATCGTGCTGACCACCTGAAAAAATACTGCGAAATAGGCCTGGATCGCAGCGAATACCGTCTTAATAATCAGACTGATAAATGCCACTGCCGAGGCCACGATCTCCCGGATCCCGCCCCAATTGTTGGTCCAGGCTGCATACAGCAGCGCAATGATCCCAATCACCGCTGCAATGATCGCAATCAGCGGGAAGGTCAGGATCCCGGCCACCGCTCCAACCACAGGAATGATTGCGCTCAGCGCAGGGATCAGAGTACCGATGATCATCAGCAGCGGCCCGATTGCCGCCACTACTGCCAGCACGATCACAATGATCTTCTGCGTCTCTGGGCTCAGCTCGCGGAAACTCGCCAGCCAGCCGGTGACCGTCTGGACCACCTGCGTCACAATCGGCAATAGCTGCGCTCCTAGTGTCGCCGCCGCGTCCCCCAGCTCCGCCTTTAGAATGCGGGATGAGTTGGCCAGGCCGTCGCTGGTCCTGGCGAAGTCTCCCTGCGCGGTGGTGGTCTGCTGCATGATCAGGGCATAGCGCGCCGTGACCTTCTCCGCTTCGGTCAGGTTGCCGTTGGCGTCTCCCAACCCCATGGCCAGCGCTTGAGCCTTCATAGCCGTCTCGCTGATATTGACGCCCAGGCTGCGCAGCGGCTCTGTCTCGCCTACCAATCCGGATCGTAGCTTCTCTAACACCTCGGTTGGATCCAAGTTATTGAAGCTCGCCAGGTCCGCCGCCAGTTGCAGAAGATCCGTGCTCATGTCCGCCGCCGGCGCCTGTCCCATCCCCATGCTCACGAACAGGTTCCCGAATGTGCCGGCTGCTTCCAGCGCCGCCTGCTGGGTCATCCCCAGGTTGGTGGCTGCCGAGCTGGTGAACTGTTGCACCGCTTTGGCGCTGTCTCCGAAGACCACGTTGCTCTTGCTCAGCGTCTCGTTCATATCCGAGGCAGCCTTGATCGACAGCGCAAACCCGGCCACAATCGGCGCGGTGACCGTCAGGCTCATCGTCTTGCCGATCGACGAGAACTTATCGCCGATGCCCTTCAGGGTGACAGCCGCTTTCTTGTCGGCGTCATCCAGGCCTTTGTCGTAATCGGTCTTGTCAATTCCGAGTTTGACTAAAAGTGTCGATAAAATTGTCAAACCTCAGCTCCATTCGCCCCGGCCAGGATCGCCCAGGTGCGCATCATCTCATACACGTCGCCCGCCGACTTCGAGCGCTGTTCTTCAGCGCCATCTTCGTCTTCCTCAACCCCAAACTGCAGCATGAAGTCCTTCGGATCGGCGGCCTTGCCCCGCTTCGGGTCGCGGTTGACGTTGTGCACCATCGCCGCCACCAGCCCGGCGTGCAGGTTGTCGCGCTCCGCTCCAAACGGCTCCAGCATGTAA